CATGAGCAAGCACACAATGCCCGGGTACAGGAAGCGATAAAAGAAGTGGGCCTGAAGCTCATGAACTCTGGCGCGATACTGGCCGTGAAAACGGTGATTGATATTGTGGGCGATGTCACGAAAGAAACGAAGGATCGGTTGAAGGCGGCGGAGATGATTATGAACCGCACCGGCCTGCACGCACTGACAGAAAATAAAACGACTGTGGTGCACACCGATCAGACCGGCGATGAGATGCTGAAACGCATTGCACATCTGGCAAAGAATTTTAAGCTCGACGCGGAGAAACTTTTAAGTAGCACTTTGGTGGATGCTGAGTTTGAAGAAATAGATGACAACAATCTGGATGATATTTTATGATTGGGGTGCCAGGATACGTAATTACTGCTCCAGACAAAAACATAGATGCCATAGTAACCGTGAGTAAAGACTTTGCTGAAATAAAGTTGCAAGAATTAAAGTTAAAAAGTAAGTGGCCGGAGTTTGTGTGTTTGCGAAACGTATGGCTTTTTGCTGATAGCACATGGGTTCCACAGTGAAAAAGCATGATCCTAAAAAACTGAAGGAAGTGCTGGAAACGCTCGAAGCGATGGAGCACCAGCGGCGATTTCGGAAACTTGATTTATATGTTCCGTATCCGAAACAAAGGGAATTTCATGACATGGGGCTGCTCAAACGTGAGCGGTTGCTCATGGCCGGGAACCAGGAAGGCAAAACCTATAGCGGTGCGGCGGAGGCGGCATTTCATTTAACCGGCGAATATCCTGCAGACTGGAAGGGCCGGAAGTTTGACCATCCGGTGAAAGCATGGATATGCGGCGAGTCGTCTGTCTTGGTACGCGATCAACCCCAATCATTATTGTGCGGCACGCCGGGTGTAGAAGAAGATAGGGGGACTGGCCTCATACCCAAAGGGTCTTTGAAGGATTGGTCTTTGGCGCGCGGCGTCACCGACGCCTATGACACCATTCAGGTAGTACATAAAACAAATGGTGTAGAAGACGGCATATCGACAGCAACATTTAAATCCTACGAACAGGGGCGGCAGAAATTCCAATCGGCCACTTTGGATTTTTTATGGCTTGATGAAGAATGCGACGAAGATATTTACAGTGAATGTATCGCGCGTATCACCGCGACGAACGGAATGCTGTTCATGACCTTCACACCGCTGAAGGGACGAAGCGCGGTTGTCATCCGCTACATGGATGAGATTTCCCCGGATCGCGGCATAGTGCACATGACGATTGAAGACGCGCTGCACATCCGCGCCGAGGACCGCGAGAAAATTATCATGGGCTATAAAGCACACGAACGTGATGCGCGTGCGCGCGGTATTCCGCTTCTCGGGTCCGGTGTTGTATTTATTGTACCGGAAGTTTCTATCACCGAACCGGCTATCCATACCGTGCCGAGTTACTGGGCGAAACTCTGGGGCATTGACTTTGGTATCGGCCATCCGTTCGGCGCGGCGTTGATCCTATGGGATAAAGACAATGACATTATCCATCTCCACCATGCTTTCAAAATGGCGGATGCACTGCCCATCAATCACGCGGCCGGGATGAAACCCATTGGAGCTGAAGTTCCGGTAGCGTGGCCCCAAGATGGAACCGCGCGCGAGAAAAGTTCCGGCACCGCGCTGCAGCTCCTCTATAAAAAAGAAGGGCTCCTCATGTTACCGGAGCACGCAACATGGCCGGATGGTGGGACTTCGACCGAGGCGGGCGTGGAAGAAATGCGCGAGCGGGAAATGAATGGCAAGTTTAAAGTCGCGGCCCACCTCTCGGAATATTTTGAGGAGCGCCGGTTTTACCACCGCAAGGACGGCCAGCTCGTAAAACTGAAGGACGATATTCTCTCGGCCGTGCGGGTGGCCATTATGATGAAACGCTTTGCCAAGCCGGTCATGCTCGGCGGCAAGCGGGCGGAGCGCCTGCGCGGCCAGATTGCTAAAGGGATTGACTTCGACCTGTTCTAGCTGCTATAAGTGGTATGGCAACTTACTGGGGAGCCACTACATCTATGGATAGCCCGAAGAATATCTCTCCGGCCGTAACTGACCTCGGCCTTGGGGACCTCCTCAAAGCGCAGCTCGAACAACAGACGGAAGCAGCACGGAAATCCGCCCTTAAAAATCAAGGTGCGAATGACGCTATGCTGTCTATGAGCCCGGCCACCCAACAACTCTTTGGCTTCTTAAATGGAGGTGGTAATGGTGGAGTCACTGCCTAAAGACCGCATTGATACTATTCCAGTATTACAGCCGGAACCTGAGCATATTGTTTCTGAAGCACTGAAGAAGCCTATTCAGCCTCATCCGGTAGAAGACGATGAGTAATTCCCAGCCTTACGGGCAGAAACAAATGACGCCGTATGAGGAAGATATTGTGCAGGACACCCTGCGCGAATTTTCCCAAATGCAAACTGTCCGCAATATCTTTGCTGTGCACTGGGAAGAAGTCGCGGAACTGATCCTGCCCACACAGCGCAACACTTTTATGTTTGGCAATTATAATGCGCCGGGCCAGAAGAAAACAGACCGTCAGGTGGATGCCACCGGCATGTTGGCGCTCTCACGTTTCTCCGCTATCTGTGATAGCTTATTGACGCCGAGCAATTCTTACTGGCATGGCCTCGAAGCAGATAACGACTATGTGATGAAAGATCGCGCGACGCGGCTTTGGTATGAACAGGCTACGCGCGCGCTGTTTAAATTCCGTTACATGCCGGAAGCGAATTTCATCTCACAGAACCAGGCTAAGTACCAATCTATCGGTGCGTTCGGAAATACCGGGCTATTTATTGACGCCCTCGATCCTGCAGTTTCGGGCAAACGTGGGCTGCGCTATAAAGCAGTTCCGCTAGGCGAGTTATTCTTCCATGAAAATCACCAAGGAGCTGTGGACGGATTCGTTCGCTGGTTCCGCATGACCGCCCGGCAGGCAAAACAAAAATGGCCAGATACTTTCCCAGCGGTATTGCAAACAGCATTGGAGGCAAACAGTGAGCAGCTCTTTGATTTCCTACATCGTGTTTGCCTTCGCACAGATTATGATTCTGATCGCCTTGACGTAAAAGGAAAGCGCTTCGCTTCCTACTATGTCTGTATCCAATCAAAGACCCTTCTGCAAGAAGGGGGCTATCGTAGCTTCCCCATGGATGTACTGCGTTATGACCAGTCTCCGGGGGAAGTCTACGCGCGCGCCCCTGCAATGCTGGTATTGCCCGCACTGAAAACATTGAACGCGGAAAAACGTACCTTCCTCAAACAAGGCCACCGCGCTGCAGACCCGGTTCTGCTCACCTATGACGATGGGCTCTTATCATTTGACTTGACCCCCGGCGCGCAAAATGGCGGAGGCATGACCTCAGAGGGTAAGCCGCTCGTCGGTGTTCTTCCTACCGGGAATATCCAGACGAGTAAGGAAATGATGGATGAGGAACGCACCCTCATCAATGATGCTTTCCTCGTCACGTTGTTTCAGATTCTCACTGAGACACCAACGATGAGCGCAACGGAAGTGATCGAGCGCACAAATGAAAAGGGCATCCTGCTCGCGCCGACCGTCGGCCGCCTGCGCCCGGATACGATGATCGACCGTGAAATAGATTTACTCCTCAGTATGGATTTGCTCCCCCCTATGCCTCCGCGTATGCGTGAAGCGGCGAAGGCCGGAGCGCTGACGCATTCGACTACGCATACTTCGCCACTGTCGAAAGCAATGCAGGCGCAGGAAGCAGCGGGTTTCTTCCGCACGCTCGAAGGGCTGAAGGAAATTGTTGCGGTTACTGGCGATCATTCTATTCTCGACCCATTTGATTTTGACGCCGCTGGCCAAGGTATCGCCCGCATCCAATCAGTGCGTGAAAGCTGGATGTCGGATGATAAAGCAATCGCATCAAAACGCAAAGTGCGTGCTGATGCAGCACAGCGCCAGGAGATGATCCAAGCTGCACCTGCTGCTGCTGCGATGGCAAAAGCACGCGCGATGTCAGGGGCGCAAGGACAGGGCGGCGGTGGAAGTCCTGCGGCTCCGGCGCAAGCACCAGCACAGGCAGGACCGTCATTGACACAGGCGTAAAAAGAATATTATAGTCGCGGCAGAGAGGGAACTATGCTTGCACAAAAAAATAACTGGGTACTTTTCCAGAAGACGCTGGATTTTTTGCGTTTGAGTAGTCGCGCTTATCGTCTTGCTTTCCCTAACCCAGAGAGTAGCGAAGTGCTTAAAGATCTGGCAAAATTCTGTCATATCGGTAAAGCACCCTTTCATCCCGACCAACGAAAGACGGATATTTTGATTGGTCGGCAGGAAGTATTTTTTCGTATTGCAGACCACTTGAATTTGCAGCCGGATGAACTTTTTGACATCTATAATAAACCCACGACACTTCAACCACAAGCAAAGGAATAGTTTATGTTTATACTGAAAAATAGAATGCTACGCATGGCAGAAGACGGCGGTGCAGGCGGCGCACCATCCCCAAGCCCAGCTCCATCTCCGAGCCCATCACCTTCCCCTTCTCCATCGCCTACGGCCACATGGTATGAAGGCTTCGATGCTGAAACTAAGGGGTATGTGCAGAATAAAGGACTCGATAAAAAAACTGCTGTGGAAGCGTTTTTAGAAGCCTCAAAATTTCATCGTGAAGCAGAAAAATTTGTGGGCGCTCCGGCGAATGAACTTATCCGTTTGCCCAAGGACCCGAATGCTCCTGAATGGAAAAATGTTTTTGAGCGCTTGGGAAAACCGAAAGAAGCAACCGAGTATGATTTCTCCACGGTAAAACGTGCGGGGGATAAACCACTCGACCAGGCACTCACCGACACACTACGCCAAGCGGCGTTTGATACCAACCTCAGTAAAGAAGCTGCTACGCGTTTGGCCGCGAGTGTTGTAAAACATCTCGATGGAACAGAGAATGCGGCGGCTGCAGTTGCGGCAGACAAACTTGCTCTTGAGAAAAGGGACTTGGAGAAAAATTGGAGCACCAATGCTGCGGCAAATATGGTGGTGGCGAAAGCTGCTGCAGCAGCGCTTGGGGTTGACCCAACTGCAGTGTCGGCATTGGAAAAAGTTATTGGCTATGCAAAAGTCATGGAGATGTTTCGCACGATTGGCACTAAGATTGGCGAAGATCGTTTTGTCAATACTCCGGGTGGCGGTGGTAACGGTGTCATGACGCGCGACCAAGCAACAGCGGAGAAGAACGCATTGAAGGGCGACCAAGCATGGGTGAAGCGCTATCTTGCGGGCGGCGTCGAAGAAAAACGGAAGCTCGATTCCCTCGACCGCATCATAGTCGGAGTAGTATAAAAAATAAACATTGACATGGCCTCCTACTGCTTATAGTATGGAGGTCATGTCATAACTGCTGTATATAGCAGCGACATCATGAATATTTAGCCCCCTGAAATGGACAAGGCTTTGAGAGAAATCTTAAACAACCTTTTCAGGAGACGGTAATGACTGGTTCATTCGACGCAGGCCTAATTCCACTTTATACCACCCAATTTTCCACCAACCTTGAATTGCTGCTTCAGCAAAAAGGTTCGATGCTCCGTGGTCGCGTCCGTGAAGGTGCACACGTTGGTAAGATGGCATCCCCAATTAACCAGATCGGTGCATTGTCACTGAAGGCCCCAGCAGGACGCTTTGCTCCGCTGCCTCAGCAACAGGCTGCTTATGACCGCCGGTGGGTATTCCCACAGGAAGGTGAACTGCCCCAGCTCGTTGACACCTTCGACGAACTGCAAACTATTGTTGACCCGAAGTCCGGCCTCGTTGAAACCGCTGCAAATGCAGTCGGCCGCGCATGGGATGATTGCTTAATCCTCCAGGCGACTGGCACTTCAAACTTAGGCCAGGATGCAAATTCCCTGACGACTGAATCTTTCTCGACGGCAAGTTTTCAGATCGCCAGCACTTTCGGTTCTGCTTCAGCTTCCGGTTTGACGGTGGCAAAGATTATCGAAACGAAGCGTATCCTCCGTCATTATCATAATGATCTTGAAACCGATACCCCAACGATGGTTATTGGCTCGCAACAGGAAAGCGATCTGCTCAATCAGGTGCAGGTGGTTTCCACCGAGTTCAATGATCGCCCTGTATTGGTTGACGGTCACGTTAAACGCTTCCTTGGTTTTGATATTGTGATGTCCGAACGCTTGCCTCAGACGACTGCGGGCTCAGTGCGCGGTGTTCTGGTATTTGTTAAGTCCGGCCTCTATCTGGGCGTCTGGAAAGACATGACCAACAACATCGACATCCGCACCGACCTGTCCGGGCGTCCTTGGCAGATTCTTACCCAGACGATGTACGGGGCAACTCGTACCCAGCCGGGTAAGGTTGTGCAAATTCTGTGCTCGGATACCTCCGGCGCTGACATCGTTCCGTAACCAGAAAACTAGGAGACTAACATGACCCTTACCGCAGCCGGTGATATCCTCGAAAGTGCATATCTAGTCAACCTGGATGTGCCCCCTGTAACTGTCGCCACATCCGGCGAAGGTTCCGCCCACCGTTTATTTTCTAACGAAGATATTATCTCTCCGACGGCGAGCAACGTGCAGTTTTCCACTTATACCCTTGGACCGCGCATTCCAACGAATGCGAAGATTAAGAAAGTTGAGTCCTATTGCAAAGGTGTGGACAGCAACGGTACGGCTGCTGGTGCGTTCGACATTAACCTGATTTTCTCGGACGCTCCCCTTGGTGGTATCGCCGCAGGTCAGCCCGTAAATGATGGCACAACTTTAGGTAATGCCGGCCAGATTCCGACTTCTGCTTTAACCGGCGCCATCACCTCTATCACTGCGTATGCCAGTGCGAATAAGTTGTTTGGGTCTTCACAGGTGTTGATGGCAAATAGTGGTGCATATAAAGTCACGGAACTGACTTTTGCTAACACTTTTACGCCTGCAATGTCTCAGCTTCCGCTTTGGGATGCGCTGGGCTTTACAGTTGACCCAGGTGGCTATTTTAACTTCTTCCTTGTTATGGCGGTAGCGTCTTCGACGGCAGCCACCGGCACGATAATGATGAAAGTAGCCTACGCAGTTTAATTAGTTGCCCTCTGGCAATGTCGGGCGCTCATAAGTTATCCCTTTCCTTATGAGCGCCCCTACCAGATTTTAGGAGTTTAAGATGGCTACGCAGAATTATCTTTCGATCAACAGAGGCCAGGCGGATGGTCAAACCGGGAACGTTCTGGTTGCTACTGCCACAGATTTAGGGACAGGTAAAACTAATCTTGCATCTTTTCTTACCGCCTATGATGCAGTAGGTGCTGCTATTGTTGCAATCTCCGGTGACTCTTATAGCGCAACCACTCATCAATTTACGAATGGTGGCTCGACTGGATTGACTTCGGCGCAGCTCCATACCGAACTGACGGCTCTTAACTCTGCCATTACTACTTTCCTTGCGGGCAATACTATTGTCGCTGCATTCCCAACGACGGCTGATTTTGTTCTGGCATGGCTTTCAACCCATTCGCCCACACGCAAAGATGTATTGATGGCGATGAAGTCATTTGAGAATTATCTAAACGCGGACGGAGTGGCCGGTGGCCAGCGCGGAACTGACTTACCACCTTTATAACGGAGTGAATAATGGCACCTAATCAACCCCCCTATGGCTACATTACTCCTTCGGTAGCGGTAGCGACACCGGCAAACCCAACGGCACCTAATTCTACGAGTGCTTCGCAGATGCAGGGTGTTGGGCAGGTAATCAGTCCATCAACCCCGGCTGCGAATGTTTTGGCGCTCTTTTCAGCTACCCTGAATGATGGTGCCACGACAGTTGGCGAAGGTGTTATCCTTCAGCTTTATTATGGTCCGGTCTTGTCGGGTGTTGCCCTTCCTGCAGTGAACACTGCAATCCCTGCCTCGGCTATCGCGTTGGGGAACCCAATGGAATGGGCGACTGGCGTGACGCTGACCACAGCGGCGGATTCCTTTGCTCCAATCACGTTATTCGGCCTTGCGAAAGCTTTGACCCCCGGCCAGCAATATTGGTTTGACGTGGCAGCTAAGAGTGTTATCGGCGCGAGTCAGGTTGCGTTACTCAATGTTACTTTTGCACTTATTGAAATCGGTTAGGATCACATGACGCCGGACCCAACACCAGCACCCACAGTTCCGCCAACTCCTACTCCGACGCCGGAACCCACACCGCTATAAAGGGAGGGGTTAAATGTCCACCATTAAATTAGTAGGCGGTGCGGCTGCTTCGTGGACATCGTTGATGACTACGGAGCTAAACTCCCTTGCGTCAGGCAATGCAGTCATTGGCTCAACGGCGATTGATAACGGCACAAACCTCGATCTGGTTGCTGAATTTTCCTTCATCGGCGGCGGCAGCATTACGACTACCGGCACACCTTTTTTGGGACTTTTCCTTTATCCAAAAAACGGCGATGCAACCACCTTTGGCGATAATCGTTTTGGTAGTTCTGCTGCTGGCCCACCTCCTTCAAATTATTACCGGGGCTATTGCGGATTACCTCCGGCAGGCGCGGCGACGCAGTACGGAACTTTTGCTTTGCCCGGTACAGGGGTTACGCGCATTCCATTGCCTATGGGAATTTGGAAACCCGTACTCTATTCACTCGCTGGGGTTGCCCTGACTTCTTCCGGCAACATCTTGTACTATCGAACCACTAACCTTTCGGTAGCGTAAATGTCGCGGGGCTTTGGTTCAACATACGGTGCTGGAAGCACTGACGTTCTGGCAACATCTTTTAATACGTTACCGACCGGCATTTATAGCCGCGCGATCTGGGCGTATATGAATGGCACCGGGGGCGGCGGCCTCGGGCGCATGTTTGATGCCAGCGCAAACACAACGGCCAATGACTCTTTTTTTGTTTTTGATTCTACACACATTGCCTATGGGCGTGCATTCACGACGATTGCTGGGACCTGGACTTTGGTGACACCCGCGACCGGAAGTTGGCACCATTATGCTGTCACGTATGATTCTACCAGTACGGCGAACGATGCAAATCTTTATCTTGATGGTGTGCTGCAGGCGGTCGTGCATACGCAGCCTTCAGGCACGCGAGTAGACACTGGAAATTCTTATTATATCGGTAATCGCCAATCATCTGGCAATCGTGGCTGGGATGGTATGCTGGCCCACATGACGCTGTGGAATAATATCATGCTCAGTCAGGTGGAAATTACTGCGTTGGCAGCAGGCGCAAATCCGCAGACGATCCGGCCGGACTCTATCAGTTGCTATATGCCTTTAGATGGTGTGAATAATCCAGAGTGTGATATGATGCCTAATGCGCCGGTTGGAACGCAGACTGGAACACATCTTGGAGTGTCAGACCCTCCGGTGCAAGCAATACGAGGTGACATGTTTGACCCGGAAATATTTCCGTACATGCGAAGCTGGAATGGCCAGAATATGTACTTCGATCATTTTGTAGCGGGGATTGGCTAATGTTTTATAAAAATACTGCCAACCAGAAATACATTGTGTTTGCATATGACCGGACAACCGGCATATCTAAGACAGGCGACGCTGCAAATATTACGGCGTATGTGAGTAAAGACTATGGCA